GCAAGGTTCGCATCAAAAGGCGCCATGTCGATCTCTTCGATCTCTTCACCAAAGCTAATCTCAACGCTGCCGTCATCAAGCTCTACCATCACGGGCAGGTCTTCTTCGGTGGCGATAGCCATCTCAATCATGGCGTCGGGTTCGCCCATTTCGTTTTCCATGCCCTCGGGCATCCCGTACAATCCTTTTTCAATAGCCATTAGTAATATCCGCCTCGTCGTCTATATAAAGACTCACTTTCCGCTTCGTCAGTTGGTAGGGATATAAATCCGCCTTGACGAAAACGCATCAATGCCATTATGGTAGTATCCACCAAGTCATCGTGCGACATGAACGGAAATCCAGCTACTTCTTCTACTAGCTCTTCCGCCCAACGTGTTTGGGGTACATACACAAGTCCAGATCGTACTATATCAGCAACCGAGTTCAAACGCGCAGTTTTATCGCCCGAACCCCTGTGTGGTGTGTATTCTTGGATCATCAGCCCCGATCGACGCATTTCTTGATATAGCGGCGTACCACTACTTTTCTTCTCCACAATAAACGCGTCCGGCTCCCACTCCTCGTACTGCTCCATTGCCAGCTCTTTTAGCTCTGGAAATTCTAGCCGCTTCTTGATGGAGTTAAGCAGGATGATGCAGTAGCAGTTCTCTTCCTCGTTAAAGAAAACACCCCACGTGGTCAGCGCCGTGTAGTCAGCTCGGTTGTTCTTCTCGGCTGCGGCGTCGAGCGTCATTATCAAATACTCACATGCGGGCGGGTCGTCGTGCGGCCACTCCTGCCACCACTCGCGCTTAACTAGCGCAGCTTCTTCTGCCGTAGGCTTCTGCTGATACTGGGCATTCCACTGGAACACCGGCATCGACGCTTTTGTGCGGTACAGGGCATCTAGGTTAAAGAACTCAGGCCACAGGGGCTTTTCTGTAGTTAGGGTCTTTGCGTTCTTACCACTACCTACTTTCCGCTCAACCTCCAAAACCGCTGGGAACTCAATAACTTCGTACTTATCGGCCAGATCATTCTGGGCCATGTCCCGTACTACCCTGCCGGTCAAATCGTCTAAGTGCCATCTAGTCTGTACGATAGCGATCCGCCCGCCGGGCATGAGACGCGTACGAGCACCGAACGTAAACCACTCGTAGGCTTTGTCGAAAACATCCAAGTTACCGCTGATGATGTCTTGCTCGTTATGCGGGTCATCTACTAATAGCAGGTGGGCACCACGGCCGGCGAGCGCCGAGCCAACACCACAAGCGAAATACTCTCCGCCAGCACTTGTGTTCCACCGCCCCGCTGATTTCGAGTCCGACGCTAGCTGCACATGGGGGAATATGGCTTGGTACTCAGGAGTGGAGATCAGGTTACGCACCTTCCGTCCAAAGTCCACCGCGAGGTCTGTAGTGTGGGACACCATCAGCACCTTCTTATCTGGGTTACGCCCCAAGAACCACGCTGGAAAATAGATAGAGATAAGCTGACTTTTGCCGTGACGAGGCGGCATGTTTACACAAATACGGTCTTTGCCCGTGTCGGGCAGGTCTTCTCCGTCGTCGGAATACTCTTTACCCCGCTCAATATCCATAAGCATGTCAGCTAGGATGCGGTGGTGTTTGCCTACCTTATAGTCAGCCTGCATCTGTTTGCAGAATTCTATCAAATCGTTGTATGCCGCCTCGGCGCGCTGCCTAGCCTCTAGCTCTTCTACTATCTTTAGTATCTCTTCCTGCTCTTCGGGGGTGTAGGAGTTCAGGTTTTGTAGGAGCAGGTCAAGTTCAGCGGCAGTAAACTGCGCAGGCGCAGTCGGGATAGGAGCTATGGTCGTGTTTGCTAGCTCTTCGAGGGTTCTAGGCATCGTCGCCCTGCTCCCCGTCCACTTCGTACACGCCGTCGGCGTTCATTTTCAGGACTTCTAGCTTCTCACGTAGCTTTTCGCGCAGTTCTGCGGCGTTTTGGTGAGTTACCGTAATTTCTTTGCGCTCTGTAAACAGCCCAACGTCGGTCATCTTACCCAAAAGCTCCAAAGCACGGATGCGTATGCGGGCGTCGGCGTTCTCTGTCTCCAGAATCAGCTTGTTAACAACCGTGTTTCTAATTTCAGCGGAGTGGGTAGCGACTAAGTGCCCGAACTCTTTCAGGATGTCGTTGGTCTGGATGATTACGGCGGGGGTCAGGCTGTTAAATCGAGTGTCGCTTACTGCTTGGGAGGTCTTCTCCACGTTTTCTGCGTAGGAAGTAGCCAGCGTAGCGGCAATATCGTTATCCACGTCGTCAGGTACATCATCGAACTCTAAGCCGTGATGCTCTAACTCGTTTATCGTATTGCATGCAGCTTCTACACGAGCCTTTAGGTCCATGTAGGGCACATCGTCTGGTATTTCCATACCGAACTCAGGGTCGAGGGCCATAGCCATCTATGTATTACCTTTTAAATGCAAGCAGTTACGCCGTTGAGCGGAGTATAGGACACAAAAAATTTTAATACAACAAGGGTTTGGGTCCCATGACGGGGGGTGTTCCATATATAGAGGGGGTGGGGTGCGCAGTAGCGGCATAGTAGAAAAGAGGGGGTGGGGTAGGGCAACTTGTTGTGGGCTGATACTTAGGTGCCCGGTACGTTAAGTTTGGTTACATGGGTAGTTTTGCTTGGTTTTTACCCAGATACCAAATCATTTGAGTAAAATAGTATTACATACGCGGCATGGTACCAGCGTGCACAAAGTGGGGGGTGGGGAGGGGGTAGGGGGCAAGGCAGGCAGCACCCACAGAAAAGGCGGTGCCCCAACGCATCGCGCGTAAACCTGCACAGAATCCCCGTTGTTATGGAATTCCATAACAAAAAACACTAAGCGAATCAAAGACTTACGGCGCCACTTGACTAGGTAAACTTGTTTTGCTAACTTAGAAACCGTCAACGAAACGGGGGGTTCCCGTGGGAGACAAACCTTAATAGGAGCTACAAAATGGCTACATTAGCTAAAGCAATTTCAAAGACTATTGGCGCGGAAATCCAAGACTACACGAAGGGCAAGACCGGCGCGCACGGCAAGCTAACAGCGGTTTGCGATCTACTGGTAGCGGACGGCCACACGGATCTACTGGCCTACCGAGCACCTGCCAAGGGCGAGGATCGCACCTTCTACGATAGCTGCATCGCCAACATCGTGAAGGGATTCCCTGCCCATGCGCAAAAACTCTGCGCGCTACCTAAGAAGGAGGTGCCCGAGGCAGACCATGCCGAGCGTATATACTGGCTGCAACGCAAGGGCGCCGATATGGGCGACATCCGCAACGCGATGGAAAGACGCCTAAAACGCGAGGGAAGCAAGGGCGCGACAACGCCGGTAGCACCGGAGACCAAAATCCTCGAAGCGCTGACCGCGGCATCTAAGAAGGCCGAGAAGTTAGAAACACCGAACTTCGATGTAGTGACCTTCAACAAGCACATCAACGCAGCGATCAAGATACTCGCTGGCAAGTAAGACGAAGAGGGAGCCGAGAGGCTCCCTTTTTTTGTACCCAAAATTTACTGATACCAGTTCTCTCACAGCGGGCTGCATGAGCGGCGTGCGACCCAGACTCACCGATACCAGTTCTCTCTCAGCGTGCCGCATGAGGCTTGGCAGGATTTGTTATGGAATTCCATAACAGGAGGAGCTTGTAACCACTGTAACCGCGTGTAACTTTTTGCTGGTTACAAGAATTTCGATTTTTTCAATTTTAGCGGTTTAGTTTTGTTGAGTTTAGTTAATTATTCTTTATATATATATATATTTTTTTTTTTTTTTTTTTATGTAACCATTGTAACCACTGTAACCACGGTATACGCCAGATATTTTCAGCGCTTCGCTATGAGGGGAAATTCTCCGACCCCTCGACCCCCTTTTGCGTATGCGTCAGAAAGTGTGTCAATCCGTGGTTACAACGGTAACATGGTTACAAGCCAACAACCACGCGGCCTCCAGCTGTTACCGTTCCAAATCCAAAAAGTTACAACGGTTACAAATCACCATTTAGAATAAACTTGTTTCAGAACATTGACTCAGAGGCCAAAAACACGAGATAATAACCTTGTTGGTCGGAACAGTGCACAAAACACGCCGTCAACAAACCAAACTTTGTTATGGAATTCCATAACAAACCAAACCCAACGATAACGGAGCAACAAAGCATGGCAAAACTCAAGACCCACCTACTAACCGAGCACGGGTGCATGGTGTGCGAAACCCTGTATCCGAAGGAGCGCGCTGCGCTCGGCTATCGAACCTGTACTGATTGTGGCGAGGCGATAGCAAAACAAGAATCACAACGCTACGCCGTTGTACCCATGCACAAATCAAACTACGTGCCTATCACCAACAAAGCCGACCTGCGCGGCATCAACAACAAAGGGGGATTCTTCCGATGAGTGATGAAAAAGCGATAGATGTGCTTGTAGCGGAAGGTATTGTTACCAAGGCAGAGGTCGAGAGAGTAAAGGCTAAACACCGCGCTATGCTCGACCAGACCGTGCCTTTCGGCAATGGGGCTAGACTAAAACCCCTAAACCGAACACCAAACCACGCGGTGGGCGAGTGCTACAAACCGTACTCAACGCTAAACATCCACGACCCAGACAACCAGTACGTGTGGGCAGACGAGCTAGATAGAAAAAAGCTGTTATGGAATTCCATAACAATCGGCGGCGCTGCGCTGTTTAGCGTGGGTTTCTTAGTAGGCATCTACTGCCTAGTCCTTTTGGGGTTACTGCTATGAAAGACATCAACGATGCGCAAACCATCGACTGGGTGGACGAAGTGGAGAGTGTGGGCAAGGTAGAAAAACCTGTTATGGAATCTCATAACATCGACTCCCTGCTAATCGCGCCGCCTGTAAACCCTGCATGGCATGCAGCAATAGCCAAGCTAGTAGAGCAAACCATCAACGACATCGAAAACCAACAGGAGCAATAACCATGAATGTAATCCAACTTGATCTACCACAACCCGTTACACCAACGATATCCTCCTCAGCCCTCCGCGTGGGGCTATCTATCAGCGTGCCGCCTATGCGTAAGCAGGACAAGCGGGCGACTAGCCAAGTGATAGCGCACAACAATGCCCGTAAAGGTGCGGCGAACGTGAGCAAGAAACTCATCAAGAGCAACGCGCACGACGATCTTACTAAGCTGGTGGCGCAGATACGCGCATTCCATAGAGATCAGACTGTACCTTGGGGCGATCTAGGTGACAGGCTCATAGCCAACGAAGCCCTCATCGACTACAGAAACAACATGGCACAGCTAGAGGAGGAGTTCTGGGACTTAGCCGAGCAAACCCAAGCCGAGTACCCGCAAGCGGTAGCCCAAGCCCAACTGCAACAAACGGGGCTGGGGCACATGTTCAACGAGGCCGAGTACCCATCGGTAGAACAACTGCGGCGCAAGTTCAAGTTCGCCCTAACCTTCGAGGCAGTGCCGGACGTGGGGGATTTCAGAGTAGACATAGGCAACCAAGCCGCCGAAGAGATGCGTGAACAGTACAAACAAGTTCTGGAAAGTCGAATCAACAGCGTCAAACAAGACCTAGCCGAGCGACTAGCCGAACCACTGCAACGCATGAGCAAGGGACTGGACTACGCCGAGGGTGAGAAGCCCACAGGATTCAGGGACACGCTAGTGTCCAACGTGCTAGCGATCACCGAGCTGATGCGCACCTGCAATCTGTCTAACGATGCGCGACTCACTGACGTACAGCAACAACTCAGGCAGACCCTAACAGGCGTAACACCCGATGGGCTGCGCCGCGACCCACACCTGCGAGCCAAGACCAAGCAGGACGTGGATCAGATCATCAAGAACCTACCGTCACTGGGCTTCTAATGGGGGATGAAATCGGGGCGTTGCTAGTAGCGCCCCCACCCCGTAACCTTGACTCAGCGGTGCCAAACCGTTGATAATAACAACTGAAACAAAGCAAGACCGCACGAAACAGCAACACACGCACGACCAACCCAAACCTGTTATGGAATTCCATAACAAACCTAACGGAGCAACAACCATGCAAAACGCAAACACAGCAAGCAACATCTACGCACTGGGCATCAACCAAGCTGCGCAGCTTATCAACACTATCGGGCATCACACTACGGTGCTGCTGCAAGGTGACATGGGTACAGGCAAGTCCTCAGTACTCAACATCGTGGGCGACCAACGCCCGACTCACAAACCTGTTTACCTAGACTGCACAACGCTAGTCGATTCGGCTGACATGTTTATGGTGAAGTACTCAGACGACGGCAAGACATTCAAGACCGTGCCGCTCGAAGACCTAGGGCTACACCTGCCAGACCAACCCATCATCCTCATGCTAGACGAGATCGGTAAGTGTAACCGCTCGGTGATCCTCGCCTGTAACCGCATCATGCTCGAACGTAAGCACAGCGGGTATGAGCTGCACCCTGACAGTATTGTGTTTGCTACAACCAACAAGGGTACCGAGGGCGTGGGCGACCTGCTACCTGCACACACCCGTAACCGCATCACCGTAGTGACTATGCGCAAGCCCGACAACATGGAGTGGATCGAGTGGGGTATCGACAACGACATTGACCCTGCACTACTTGGTTTCTGTAAGGAGAAGCCCGAGCTGTTCCACAACTTCGAGCAGTACGAGAACGCAGACGAGAACCCGTACATATTCCACCCACGCAGCAAAGACCCTCGCGTTTCCTTTGTTACACCCCGCTCGCTTGAGAAAGCCTCGGACATCCTGAAGCTGCGCCATGTACTAGACGACACACAGCTTACCGCTTCGCTTGTGGGTACGATTGGCGACCGAGCTGCGCTAGACCTAGCTGCCTTTATTGCACTGGCTGACAAGCTACCAACCCGTGAACAGATCGAGAACGACCCGATGGCTGCGCCTGTGCCTGACAGCCCTGCCGCTGTGTGTATGGTGGTGTACCGAGCACTGGCAACGATCGAGCGCAAGTGGGTAGGTGAGTGGCTGACTTACATGAACAGGTTATCCAAGGAGGCACAGGGCTTGTTTGTCAATGGTGTACGCGCTA